CGCCTGTTACGTTTACGATGATTGGAGTTCCTGCCATTACCGATTCTGCAGTTGCTAATCCAAATCCTTCGTTGTTAGCGATGTTAATTGTTGCATCTACCATATTGTAGATAAGATTTAACTCTTGTTGAGGTCTTCTCTTTTCCGAAAATTTAATATTAACATCAGGTGCAATTGCTTCAATAACTGCCGGTAAATCCGTACCATTATCATCCACAGGTTGAGTGTGCATTAATAACAAACACTTATCTGCTTTTTCTTTACCAATTCTATCACAAAATAATTTATATGCATAGATTACATCAGATGGTTGCTTTCTTCTAATATTGCGATTTGACCAATAAAGAATGAAATCATATTTTTTATCACCAACAACATCTTTGTAAAATTCATCAGATACATCAGCTGGTTTGTATATATCAGTATTAATACCATGTGGTACATAACTTACTTGCCAATCTGCTTTTGGTTTCCAAGTTGGTTTATCAACTCTAGCACCAATTCTTTTAATAATACCATAAGTTTGGCGAGAGATACAACCAATCCAATCACAACTTTCATAGAAGTTACGATTATACATTGGGTCTGGCAAATCATCCCAAATTGCGTAGAATAAAAGAGGAACATTTTGTCTGATTTCATGCTCTATATCATACAACCATGTCCAATAGCGAGGGTCAGTAAAGTGTAGGATAGCATCAGGTCTTTCTGAATTAATCAGCTGACGTATTAAATCAGCATTACCATAACCATTCCAAGGTAAAATTTTTACATTTGCATCTTGTATTCCATAGTTTTGTCTGATGTCTTCACTAACATCTAAAATCTTTCCAGCTTCTGGATGGTTGATTGCAGCTCCTACTTGAAACCAATCGTATTTGTGTACTGTCCCTAATACTAATTCTTTGGACATTGTAGCGATACCACTCGCCATTCTTAAATCATCTGAAAGTAACAATATTTTTTTCTTTGCCATAACTAATTTTAAAATTGTGAACCTGAAATTTGAAGTTTTGCGTATTCATTCATTTCTTTTCTGAATTCCTCATCATTAACATATCTTTCGACTGTTCTATTGACTAATTTTTGTAAAGTAACATCCGAATTAAATGATACTTTTTTAAACGATGAATATACATCTTTCAAGATTTTCACAGTTGTTAATTTTGTGTTTTCTTGATTCATTGTAATATCTATTTTATATATTTGTATATATAAGTATATTACAACAAGAAAAAAGAATAAGTTTTTAAAAACTTTTTTTATTTATCAGCCTTACCATCACAGTGTTTTCCTAAAAATTCACACCATTTACAATTCTTTTTGTTTTGACCCGGTACTTTAGGAAATTTAATATCTTTGTAAGTACCATCATCATTAAAGACCGTATTGATGAATTCCATAAATTCATCATGTGCTTTTGTAACAGATGGTGCACCATTCGATGGGGCGTGTTTTGATATATAAGGAACTGGAAATGCCGAATCTTCGGGCAACTTCCTTCTCATAATCTGATATTCAACTCTAATCTTTTGTAAAGGAATGTTAAATAATTCAGAATAGTATTTTTTATACAAAAGGATTTGTGCGTTTTTAAACTTATCCGCCTTCTGATATTGATTCCAACCCTGTGTTGATGTTTTAAGGTCAATAATTATAATTGAATTCTCAGCCATATCTCTAAGAACAATATCTATGAATCCAATAAAGTGAACACCTTCTTTAATTTTAGCGTTCAATGGAATCTCAATACCAACTAATTCAAATCCTGATTTAGAATAGAACTTGTTAAGATTCTTTTTTAACCACTCCAATATTCTTCTACCATCACCATAAAATTCTTCTAATTCAATTTGGGTACAAGGTGCACCTTCACTAAGAGCTTCTCTTTCTTTCGTAAAGTTTTCTTTCATCCTATCCAATAATAACTTATCCAAATCAATCTCATCAGCTTGCTTTTTGGATACACCATACATTACTGAAAGGTAGTGTTGGATAGTTTCATGCATTGAACTACCAAATATAGTGTGAATGTTACCAGAACTTTCACCTAATTTATCTATATAATTTAATTTATATTGTTGCGGGCAGCTACTCCACATTGAGTACTGCGAAAATGATACTTTTGCCATAATGTAAAGATACGAAAATTATCCGATATTACCAATTAAATTTTCAACTTTAATTTAGTAATTTGCTTAGGGTCAGTGCCATAAGCTTCCGCAATTTCTTTGATATGAGTTTTACCTGCGGTTGTTTGGTAAAGTATATGAACATAATCTTCAGCCTCTAACTTAGATACTTCATAGTATTTAGCTATTAACTCAATTACCCAACCTTCGTACTTATCTGCCGAAGCTGGTTTCATATATTTTAAAAATGCTCTTGTCTTTGGTATTAATCCAATCAACGCAAGATACATTGCTTTTGGTGGAGCCTCCTGAATGTAAGGTGATATATCTGCTATCAGTTCAACCCATTCGGATTTCATAGAAAGAAAACGGAGTATCATATAGTTACTCCATGTCTTTTTATCACTTTCATCAAGCTTATCCCAATACTTTGGGTCTTTATCTTGTGTTATTGCGTTAATATGGTCAAATAAAGTTTTAGCCATTTGTATCTAAATCTATTTTTGGTTGAGATGACATTTTATCTTTTGCTTCCAATGCTCTTAATTCAAGCGGTTTAAGTGGTTCAAATTCTTCACCACAACTTCCACATATAACTAAATCAAAAGGTATAACCATATCCTGTGCTCCACCAAATGATAACTTTGATAATCTTCTTACTTTAACAGTTGGTATGAATTTATCATATCCACATTCACACACCATTGGTACTGATTGTGATATATCAACTTTTGGATTTGTTCCTCCGGGCATTTGTGGTAGTTCACCTTGTCCAATAATGTTTGCCATATTATATTACGTTTAAAATTTGTATTAGTGTTGATGCTGCTATAATTTCTTTATCAATTGCTACCGCAGATTTAGCAATACTATCACCTAAGATAAGAATTACACCGGATGTATTATCAGCTGCATATTCATCTACTTTATCATAAAGAAGTGTGTACAATTCTGAAAATTCTGATGCTCTACTATCAATAATAGCCTGTCTTAGTTTCATATATTTATTTCTCTTATCATCATTTGATTTAAGAATATCCAATACTTTTAACTTATAATCATTTTCTAATAGATTTTGTACATCTACTTTCAACTTACCTTTATGAGAATTCAATTGGCAAGTGTTGATTACTTTACGAATATCAGGGTAACTAGCATCAATGATTGGAACTAAATCTTTTACATCAAACTCGACACCTTCAGCTTTCAAAATTTTACTCATTTGGATAGCCACATCTTTTTTAGTTGGTGGGATAATTTGGAAAGATTGACATCTACTTTGAATTGGTTCAATTACTTTCTCCACATAGTTACAAGTCAAAATGAATCGGCAATGTTTACTAAATGTTTCCATTAAGTTTCTTAGGATAGCCTGAGCGTTTTGTGACATGTAATCAAACTCATCCATTATAATAATCTTAAATGGCTTGAATCCCATTGATGATGCAAAGTTCTTTACTTTGTTACGAACTGTATCTACATTGTTTTCATCCGATGCGTTAATAATGATGTAATCACAATCTAATGAATTAACAATCAATTTTGCTAATGTGGTTTTACCCGTACCCGCTCTACCATAAAGTAACAGATGTGGTACATCACCACTTTCTAAATAAGTTTCTACTTTTGATTTTAAGTGCTCATTACCTACATAATCTTGTAACTTATTAGGTCTATATTTTTCAACCCACAATGAGTGGTTGTTTTCTTCTTGCTGATATTCGAACATAATTTTTTTTATTTTCCAGTTGAACCGAATCCACCTTCACCTCTTTCGGTATTTGATAAGTCATCTACTTCTACAAATTCAATTGGTGGATATGGTATAATCATAATTTGTGCACCTCTATCACCCACTTCGTATTTGTGTAAGCCTGTTTTTTTAAATGTTGCTTGAAGTTCACCTCTATATCCACTATCAATTACACCTACCGAATTTGATAAAATCAAATCGTATTTTCTAATTGATGAACGAGGGAATACTAATCCTACAAATCCATTTGGTATCTCTAAAGATATTCCAAATCCATAGGATATATCTTCTTTGCTTTCATTAATGATTGATGTAATCACCAAATCCATTCCAGCATCACCTTCTTTGGCGTATGTTGGAATTACTGCATTAGGCTTCAGTTTCTTTATCTTCACTTCCATTTTGTAAATTTTTAATAGCTTCTCTTTGTTTTTCTCTTAGTTCTTTACCTTCGGATGAAATCTCTCTAGCAAATATTTTAAATATTTTACCAGTCTTTCCATTTTGAAAAGTAATATAAGAATCTTTAACATTGGTAATTGTAAAAATTACTTTTGGGTCTTCATCTTTATTTAACTCATCATCAGTCCATGCAAATACTTGTGGTTCATCTTCATCAAATTGAAAACACCATTCGCATTCTTCATACTTTTCCTGATTAAGTGTAATTTGTCCAATTGGTTCTAATTGTTGAGATACTTCCTCAACTTTTACTTCTTCTACTTTTTTTGTTTTTTTAGCCTTTGCCATATTATTTTGTTTTTATCTTCCTACTTCTGATAGGTATTTAGCTTTCATTTCTTCCCAACTAATTCCGATAGCATCTATGTAGAATAAGTGTTCAGGTTTAATTCTTCCTTCATCATGTAGTTTTGTATATCTACTGATTGCGTGTTTCTTCCACCATTTGTTGATGTATTCAGTACCTTGCTTAAATTTATCTTTAAGGATTAATTGGTCTTCGGTAATTTTATCACAAAGGAAATCAGTACCATTTTCATACATCATAGCCATATACACACCTCTCTTAAATCCGTGATGATATTCAGTTGCTTTGATACCACACTCCTTAAAGATTTGTCCTAATATCTTTTGTTTGATACCACTAACAGGTCCGTTAGCTTCATATCCCATATTAGCACCATTACGAGCTCTCTCATCCGATATATTATCTTTGTACCATTCTGCACGATTTTCTTTTAACCATTGATGCCAAGGGTCATAATACTTATCATCCGGCTTAATACTAATCTTACCAGCTGATTCTCCCAATGTTTTAAATAAAGGGATACCATTGTATTGAGAATGAATACCATATAGAGATGTTGTACCTACTGCTATAAGAACGTTTTCATATTTTTTCTTCCAATACTCTCTAACTTCAGGCACCGTAGTCATCATAGCGATTAACTTACCACCTAAGAAGTTATATCCTAAAGGTTGAGTACATACAATAGTTGAAGCAATAGTAGTGTTGTTTAACTTACCCTTTTGAAACTTATCTTCCTTTGTCCAACCAATAAAGTTATCTCTAACACCCAATGCGGTTACATCGGATGCTAATGAAATTTGTCCTAATAGTTTTCCACTTGTCCTATCCTTTACATTAATCTTAACGTTACGGCCAGGGTTTGCTGTAAAATCCATTGTGTGAATCATACGTCTTACCGCTGCCCACTTAGTAGATTCTTTGGCATCCTCTACGATTTCAACATAAGGGTCTAACGCTTCAATTTCTTTTATCGTTAGC